CACCGCTCCACTGCTCTGACGCCGTAATCCTGACTCGCAGCGTGCCCGGTGCTGCCCCTCGGTACGTGTCCGAGTTGACGCTATTGTTGTAAGCGTATGCGTCTGCCGCACTGAAACTGAGCCTGTTGACTTTGATCGAAAGCGTCGGGAACGAATCCACAATCTCAATCGGATCTTCGTATCGGTCGCCGGCAGCATTGAGTATCGGATTCCCGTCGCGATCCTCGCTGGCGTATCGTGACATCTCCTCAAACGACCAATCGGAAACAGCTCGCTGAGATGTCGGATCGTCGTCGTCGATATCCTCTTCCGGCAGATCGTTGGTGTACTTGCAACTGATGCTCCAGACGTTCGGCTCGCTGCCAACGACCTTAGCGTCAACGTCAACGCACAACGCTACGGGATCTTCAGGGTGTGCATTACCGATCGCCGGAACGCCTGCCGCAGTCGAGACGGCGTAGCTGCCTTCACCAGCCGTGGTAACGGCAACGAAGCGGCGAGTATGGCTGCGTTTGAGGTACAATCCAATTTTTGTGGATCGATCCTCGTAGACTTCGCTCGCTGTGATACTCATCAGATACTGAAAACCTCATCGTCTTCGGCTGCGTCAGCAATGTCCTCAAGTAGCCCGACCTGCTGCTGAGCCAACGCAGTCTGTTTCTCGGCCTGCTTCGCCAGTGATTTCATCGACGAATCAGCACTGCCTCGGATCGCCCTGTTGATTACGTCAAACGCCTCTTTCGATCCCTTCATGCTGACGCTGAGACTGTCACGCTTGATGTCCTCGCCAGTTGTTGGTGCCCCATTATTCCTTGCATTCGCCGCATCTTGGATGGGAGATGCCGTTGCCATTTCTGACGTGGCCATAGCTTCAGCAGCGAGTTCGCCGATGCCTTCAGTGGCGGTAGACAGGAAACTGTCGAAGCTCACCGAGAGTACCGCCTCGAGATCCGATATTTCGCTCGCGTACTGCCTCTCATCAACAGTCGCTGCCCGTTGCGTTAATTCCAACGCCTGTGTCGTGGTTTGAATGCCATCCATCAGCGGCACCAAATCGAACGTTAGTGGTGTCTCGCCAAGCGAGGTGACCGTTTCCCACACCGCCGAAAACATATTCCGTACGTTCTGGCCAATGTTGTCAAGGACGCCAAAGGTTGCTGCGGCCATGTCGGTCCAGATTGTGGACCAGTTATCGAAAAGCCAAGTGAATATCTCCGGCATATTGACACCGAAGAAGTGTGAAACATTGTTGTATAGCGTCTCCATTCCTGATACAGCCTTGAGCGCAGCAATCCCTGCAACAGTACCGAAGTTCTCCCAGACAAATTCAGCCACTAAACCGAACGCACGCATCCACTCCATGAAAGTCGCGAATCCAGCAGTCAGCGGGCCTGATATGTAATTCGCAGTCGCCAGCAGTGCCTCTTTCAGCGGCCCCTGAAACGTCTGGAATATATCAATGGCCATCCCGCTGGCAGCAGACTTGAGCATCTCGAACGACCCGGCAACGTTGTCCAGCTTCTCGTTCGCAACACTCAGACCAAACCCGTCAGAGTCATTCACAGCCCTCGTCATGTCTCGCATGGAGTCCGCACCCTGACTCATCAGAGTTGCGAAAGCCGGCAAGCCTCGAGTGTTGAAGATCGCATTCAGCTTGGCTGCCCTGTCGCCGTCAGACATGCCAGACAACGCAACATTGAACTGATCAACGATCGCTGGCAGACCGAGAAAGTTCCCGGCTGCGTCAGTGAGTGACACACCAAGCGACGCCAGCGTTTGTGCGGCTCCCGCTGATGGAGCTTGCAGCGATGTCAGCATCGCCCGGAATGACGTTCCTGCCTTGTCTTCGCCCAGAGTAGTTGCCAGCGTGGCAATGATGCCAGCAGTCTCACCCAGATCCATGCCGAACGATGTGGCCGAGCTGGCGGCGTACGATAGCTGCGTGCCCATGCCAGAGAGACTGATCGAACCACTCGATGCAGCTTTCGCCAGACGGTCGACAACACTCCCCATTTCGGCAGCGGGGATGCCAAACTGATTCAACGCTGCGGCAGCAATCGTGGCAGCCTCAGCCATCTCAATGTCACCCGCAGCAGCAAGCGTCAGTACGCCCTCAGACGCACCGAGAATCTGATTGGCGCTGAGACCAGCCTTACCCATCTCAGCCATCGCCGAGGCTGCGTCAGACGCAGTGAACGCCGTTGTGGCTCCCAGACGCTCCGCTGTGTCAGAGAGTTGCTGAAACTGACTGTCAGTCCCAGACACGAACGCTCGAACGTTCGACATCTGCCGCTCAAACTCAGCACCAACTTGGACAACCTTCGCCATGCCAGCGATCAGGGCAGCCGGAGCACCGATGGCGGCAACACCGGCCCCGACTTTGCCAATCGTACCAAGAAAGCTCTGCGTCATGGTGCGAGACTTCTTCAGTCCCTTGCGTAGCCCCGCAGTGTTTGCTGTGATCGATAATGAGAATCCGCCGATCGTTGCCAGTCATCACCCCACTTTGAAAAAAGCCATCAGAGCTTCTGCGACCTCTTCTTCACTCTGCTGGCGTCGTCGCTTGTAAACTGGCCGGTAGTCTTCCAGCTTTGCCGCCTTACCCTTGCTCCGCATCGCGTTCGCTGTCGTCGCCGCAATAATCGCTGCCTGATCCCAGTCATCCCCCCAAGGCTCGATCGCCCGGTACACGCGAAAACGCACAAACTCTCGATAGGGAGTTGTGCGTTTTGCGTGAGCAACAGAGCAACCGAGTACGCGATAGGCGTAGAAACACCAGTCGCGACCCTCAGGGGTTAAGACTCCCCCTCAAGCTCATCCAAATCCTCATCAGTTACACCGTTCAAACGCTTTGCGGCCTGAAACACTCGATCGAGTGCCCGTGCCGACTTGTTACCGAGATCAACGACATCCTGAAGCGTAAACAGCTTCTGCCCGTCCGCGTCGCACGTCGCCACTGCAACCAGCGACGCTCGCACATTATTGAGATTGAAGCTGCCGTCTTTGTTTTGGCGGCTCGACTCCCATGCGTCTTTTTCGGCACCCGTCAACGTCTTCACGCCAACGCTACCACCCCACTCCGGCACCGAAACTGTTTCAATAACAGAGTCAGTCGCCGCGAGTATCTGCTCACGCGTGAGCAACATAACTTAACTCCCTGCTGTGTAGGTTGGCTCGCCGGTGAATTTCAACGTGACCGACTGTGTCATAGCGTCGCCCATCGGAACAGCCGCCTCGGCTGAAGTCATGAAGCCGGAACACTGAATCGTCGCCGCTGTAGTTTCGCCAGACTTGAGCGGAAACGTGATCGTCACTGTCTCTGCTGCCTGATCAATCGGCGGCTCAAGATCGGTATCGTAGAGCAGTTCAACTTCCAGCTCGCCCGCATCCTTGAGCTGCGATGGAATGAACTCTTTCCATCCGTTCGTTGATCCGAAGTTCGTGACGTCAACTGATTCACGGCTGATGCCGCTATACTTGACGTCCTTGATCGCTGCAAAAAAACCACTCTGGAACGTAATACTCAGCCCAAATCCAAGAGACGCCATTAACCCCCTGAGGCAACTGCCAATGCAAACTGTGTTTCGAGCGACACGATACGACCTTCGAGGTACGCGAACCGCTCAGACAAATCCCCTGCCGGATGAAATGGCTTCCCATCAATCTCCAGCAACTCCATAACATTTAGCTCAGAAGTGCCACCACTCAGAGTGCGAACCTTCAAGCAAACCGACTCACTCATAATGCACCGTAATTAGAATGTTGACCGCATAATAGAACGAGTCAGCGTCTTCCGTTTTCTGCATCTTGTCATCTCTGACGCTGTCGACGAACAAAGCCTGAACGAACGAGCCACCCAACACTCCACTGAGTCCACTTAGTGAATTGCGGATCGCATCCGCAATCAGGCGGGACTCGCGATACGTTTCCGCAATGCACCGATAGACAATGTTGGCTTCGCGAACACCAACGGCACCAGACATCGCGTACTCGTCATCGTCACTGGTCACTTCATAGACGACGTGCGGATAGGTCGGCGTGAACCTCGCCCGATGCGGATAGATGCGACTTCCCACAAAGCCAGACACCGTTCCGTCTGCGATCAGTCGTGCGTGCAAATCTTCGTTGATCATTTGGCAACACTCGCGAGACGTGAGCGAAGCTCAGTAGCCATTACCGATCTAGCTTTCGGCATACTTGCCACCATTGCGTCACGCAGGAAATCCTGCTTTTGCACGCCTGGATGATTGACGACTCTCGCAAAACGAACGCCGCCAATGTTTAAACGAAGGCCATTTGGCGGGAGTATCTTGTGTGCCTTGATTCCATAATGAAGCATGAACGCAAACTTCGGGAACTTCGGCGGCAAACCAACAACTCCGTGTATCCCGTCCTTGCCGCGAGCCATCTTGAGCCGCTTACTAAAGCTCTTTTTCAGTCGCTTGCGAGGATTACCCTTGTCGTCAACCGGAGCACTCGTCCCCACAGGAGAACGCTTTACGATCTCTTGCTTGATCACAGTGGTTGCCTTACTCACAACCTTGCGGACAATCTTATCTCGCACCTTCGCGTGCAACCCATCCAGCTTCCTCAGAAGACGCCTATCCCCAACAGCCTCAATGCGGATCTTCTTAGCCATTAGCCGGCCTCAATCGCACGGATGCGGCAGATGTGTTCTCGGCCATTCTCGTCCACGTCGATCACGTCATGGATTTCGTAATAAGTCAAACCGATCAACACTCGATGATCACGACTCAATCCAGCCACATAACGCACGCTCAAAGTGTGCGTCGCCGCCCGCTCCGCCCGCTGGCTACCACTCATCGGCAACATCAACGCCTGCCGAGTCGCCAGCGTTGACCACGACTTCAGCTCCTCACCAGCGGCATCCTGCGATAGCGAGTAACTCTGGAACGTCACTCCAACATTCGCACGCTCTCGCAGCACGCTTCGAGGTAACGATACATCACGCTTCGGACGATAATTTACCACCGATACACCCGATATGGATCACACCACATCCTCAGCTTAGCAGTGTCAGGCTCGCCAAAGTCGTACAACTCCTTCGCGTACTGCTTAACGGCAGCCAGCAACATTGCCGGAACAGTCGCGTAGCCGCACGTGAACCGCACAACGACCGTATTGATTGAATCGTAAGTCGCAGGCCATGCCGCATTAAGAGCCAGCACGATTCGCGACACACGCTCAGGATCAACCACATCCACCACATACTTCGACGTGTCCAGCGTTTGCTCTGCGTCGTCAGTGTCCTGATACTTAATGCTCACAACACTGGCCACGGGA